TAAAATTTATACTGTATAATAAAAAGGAGACAAATATAATGGATATTATAGACGATATGAAACGAATGTTAGGCACACCGGAGGAGATCGAAATATTGGGTAATAGGATTAAAGCATATCCGCTCAAATTTGAGGAATATATGGAAGCATTGACCCTATTACCCATCCCTGATTTTACAATGGATGAAATTGAACAATTGGATAAAGGGAACTCTCCCCAATCCGTAATGGAGAAAATGATGAATGATAATTTTTCACAGAAATCCTTTAAACATCAATCGTATGTTTTAAAAGTAACTTTGGAAAAAAATAACATATCAACAGATTCACTTAATGATGATGTAAGATTATTTCATGCCATGAATCCGTTATATGTTTTGGTGTGGGAGATTTCACAACCAACGGACGTATTAAAAAAAAACAAATAAATGTATTATCTCCGATTGAAATATTGACAGAAACGTATCACTACGATATAAAAACGATAATGAACGAACCATGTTCACGGATATGGTTATTAACTGAACGAGCGATTTCACAGATGGATGCATTGACGAAAGAACATTTAGGGCATACTGACGAGGGAATAAAGGAAGTTGAAAAAACTGAATTTGGTGAAGATTGGGATAAAGCAACGGAAAAACCCGATTGGGTGAAAAATAAATGGTCACACAAGAAACAGATATAGAACTTTTACGGGTTCAGTGGAAAGATCAAGGCGCAAAAGATGTTAAGGATAGTCTTAATACTATTTCCAATATGGCACATTCTCTCACAAGTGCCTTTATGTCATTGATGACAACCACATTATCGCTTCAACAATCTAATTTATCGTTAATTCAGTCTTATTGGTCTTTGGCAGACGCCAAAAGGGAGATAAACCGATTATCTGAAAGACAATTTGGGTTGGATATTCGACAGGCGGAATTATCCCTTAAATTAGCACAAAGACAATATTTAATAACGCAACGAACAGGAAGAAGATTAGATGTCCAAATGGCTCAATTACGGGTTCAGTTGGCTTCCAGAGATATAACATTTCAGCAATGGCAAGTTGAGGATAAATTAAGAAATACCCGAAGAAATATGTCAATGACGGAGGAACGGTTGGCATTACAACGAAAACAAATGATCTTACAACGAAAAATGTTAATGGTTCAATATACTCTAATGATTGCCCAAATTGGAACAATGATAATGGTAACCTATCAACTTATCGCCGCCAAGATTATTGAGGCTTCGGTTACGACGTGGGGGGTTGGTCTTGCTATAATGGCAGGAGCAGTAGCAGGTGGAATTGCGTTGGCTCGATCAATTACCCCCGATATGCCTAAAGAATCGGAGGTTATGGCGGGAGAAACAACGGGAGAAATACCTGGGATGCAAACAAAAGGGGCGGAGGTTAAACAAGTAATGTCTGAAGGATTGGCATTTGTGCATGAAGGCGAATTCGTTCACAGAGGGGGGGGAACAACAAGCACAACAATCAATATTTGGGGTAATTTATCGACCGCTCAAGAAATAGTCAGTGAGATGGTCAGAAAGGGGTTATTGCATACGGAAACATCAAGTTATAATTTATCGGCGGGGTTATAATGGCATATGAAGAACAATTTAAATTAGTTTACGGTGGAACGACAGTTTTATTTGCAGTAAGACCAGGAGAATTAAAAATTGATCCAGATATAATGGTCGCTGAACAAAGTATTCCAGGTGGATTGGAATCGGTAATTCAATCAATGGGATCCAATTCACATAAATTCACATTTTCCATCCCATTATATGATACTCGGCTTATTAGTGTTACGGGAGGAACAATTCCGAGTGATGTTGTGGACACTTTACAGGATTGGGCAAGGAATGGTCGAGATTTGGATTTTTATTGCGATTATGTAACAAATGTTTTGGGGGGGGCTTATCAACACACAAAAATCATGAAATTGGATATTGTCGAGAAATCGGGAATCGGTTATCATTTGACTGATAGGGTTGCCACTTATGTCATTAATATAACTCTCGTTGGATATAGTTCTTGAGGAATAAAAATGAAAGGATATATTCCAGAAGGAAGTTATTTCATTTTTCGCGAATTATTCGAGAATGAAACGATTGGTTCATCTGGCAATGAGATTAAAAATTATACGGTATCCTCAACAGATTTAAAAATTATTGATCATCAACATTCTACCAAGAATAAACAAAAAATGCTGATATTCGAGGGTGGACATGATATTCTCGATGAATGGGCCGAACATAATGCTGTTATGGAACCCAATTCATTTGTTACTGATGTTAGTTTTCTTATAAATGCATTCGACCCGAATAATGCTGATGTTCTTACAATCAACTTGATGAACAATTTAGGGAACCATATTGTCCGAATCCGATTAACTCAAGGACAAGTTTGGGTTTATGTGGTACAAGAAACGGCATGGAGACAGGTTGAAGGAGTACCTGTATATTTAGACGATGAATGGCATGAGTTCAGATTCCTTATTCATCAGGTTAATTCTTATATGTCTGGAGGATATTTCGAGTTTTTCATGGACGGATATAAATTATGGTACAATCCCATAGGATTAATATTGGAGAATGTTCCTGGTGATGAATTGGAAACTATTGTGGCTCCAATTCTTCCCGATACAACAAAACCCACAACTCACAGATTTGAGATGGAAAAAGACGGGAATGGTGGCACATGGTATATTGGAGGAATTGTTGGAAAAGATTGGGCCGATATGATAGAACAACCTGATGGGTGTCCATTTTATGAGGTTGTAATTGAAGGGAATGATAAAGCCAAATACCATAAACTCAAATCCAATATTTCTCAATTAAATGTTGGGAAATTGACGGGAGAAGTATCTGAATGCAAACTCGATTTAATTTATCCCATGATAGCGGATTGGTGGGATGATATTTATACTTCTAATAATGACGATGAACCTGAACATATTTCATGCGATAATAAAGCATTGGTATTCATTCAACAATCTCAATTAATATATCACGATTATAAAGCTGGAGTTGTTGCGCCTGATTTCGACATTCTTGTTTGTCCCAATGCAATTGCGGGTTTCAATTCTGCTCAAGTGGGAGATTATGTTTGGATTTTCTGTCAGGGAATATCCGAAAATAATTGGTTCGAAATAACGAATATATCAGGGGATGAATTGACATTAGATCACAATATGACCGCCAATCCAACAACAGATATATCCTATATGATTGTCAGAGGAATGCCACGAATCAATAGTCCTTCATTGGGAGATTATATTCTGATTGGTCAATTCAAACGGATAAATTATAAATGGTCTGCCCGTCCAACGATCGAGATAACTTTATTGTCTGATTTGTATATTGCAGTTCAAAAACTGATATATTCTGATTCTTCCCGATTCTATAAAAAGTTATTGACTGATGTTTTATGGGGGCATTTTGCTGACCCACCAAATGAAATCGTGGACGGGGCAGAATATAGAGGGAATTATCATGGTTTATTACATCTATTGGATTTGACCGGATTGGGATACAGATATTACCATGATCAAGTATTTAATGCCAACATTTACAATGTGACCGAAGATACTCAAGATTCTGTCGTTACGAAGGTATATGATATAAAGACATCTTTGTATAATGCTATAAAATCCGTTGCTGAAACTTTGTTATTAGAATTTCAGGAATATGCCGATTTCGAGTTCAGAAATGAACATATAATATTTTTCCGAGATCGAAGGGATGAAGAAGGAACCCCGATATTAGATTTATGGAGCGGTCAATCAACCTATGTGATGGACAGAATAAATCGTTCAATATTGGGATGTCAATTGGAGCAGGGAACGGAGAACTATGTTGATTATGTTGCATGTCAGGGGGCGCATGACGATAAGGGATACCCTTTAATCGGTGACTATCCTCATAATTATAATATTGAAGGAAACACACGAGACAAAAAAGAATCCAATCAATCTATTCGTGGTCAAGATTTGTGTAATGAAAATGCTCAATATATGCATGAGGATTTGGCACGAAAACCCATTGAAGGTCATATTCAAGTCGAGAATACCAATCGAATTGAAACGTGGTTTGATGATACGGATTACGATGATTCTATTGCGGATGACTGTTATGACCGCATTACAGCAGATAAATGGTGGAATGGTCAGAGTAATTGGTTTTTGGGGAACTGTAATGGCGTGTATGCTCTCGATGAGAAAGACAGAACTAATCAGGCGCATCTTTACCGCAAACCCCTTACATTGCTTGGAGAGGTGGCAGAATCTCATTTCTCTGATGCTTCATCATTCAAATTCATTATTAAAGGGGTTAGATGGGAATTTTCCCGTCAGGGAGCAGTAATGAAGATTCAACCAAATGTTAGACCTTGGGAAATTGCTAAACATTTTGCGGACACTCGGAGGCAGATTGATTGGGTCGAAAAAAACTTTATTGACCCCGATATTCAAGAATGTAATTTGTTACCCGTTCCCACGGAACATTATGATATATTTGAGGATGTGGGGATTACAATATATCCCGAACATAATCATGCTTCGTGGTTTTTGGTTATGGTTGGAGCAGATTTGCAGGTTGAATTGAATCCATTTAATCATACATTCCCTGGTCAACCCCTGGGATATGGATTTATGGTAAGGGATAGCGTAGGGCCTGGGGCGTGGCAACCCTGCAATGTCAAACTTCAAGGAACAAATTTCATAATTGACATTGTTGAAGTTGGAACTGAAATTCGATTTGGAGTGGGTTCTCCTGCGAATTATTCATGGACAGGTGTAAAAAATAGGGCATTATTGGATGTTGTGGCTCTTGGTTTTGGTTCGGGTGATGATATTGATATAATGTGGTTTTTGACCAATGAATATTTAGCCGAAGATCAACCATGTCCAAGAGGAACAACAGCTCCTCAAGTATCGGTTCCGAATATTGATGGATATACTGAATGGTGGGAACAATATATGGTTACGATATATTCAGAGGGACAGATTCCTGTTACAACATATATGACATTCCATATTCCATGAGGATAATATTATGATCGAAAAAGTGAGAATATACGGAGAAGTTACGGTAACACGTTATCAATCAAATAAAAGATTCGATAAGTTGATTAAAAAATCGATTGAATTTCCTTCAAAGATGAATGGAGAGGATTGGAGAAAACTGAAAGAATTAAAGGTTCAAGAAGATATTGGGCGAAATTTGTTGTTGCCTCTTTTTTCAGATAGGTGTGTTGAATTGGTCGGTTATACTGTTGGGAATTGGCATAATCTATTTACTGACTATCGAAATCGATTAACCCAAATGAATGTGTGTAATTTTCCATTAATGGTGTCTGTGAATGCGGGTGTTTGCACGACACCAGGATGGGAAACATTTTTTCCCGAATTAATTAAATTGGGGTTAGGCAATACAACTCCTACAATATTGGACACTGATTTAGATATTCCTGTTGATGAAACATTAAGGAACACACACAATTCTAAATTTGGAGGAGTTGAATCCCAAGCATATAAAACAGGTTTGGGATTTCGATGGGACAATATCGCAAAATATAACGCAATATATTTATCTGATGAATTTAATAATTTAGAAGCTCCCATAACAGAAGTGGGGTTGTTTCTGCCATATATGGATATTGGGCATTATTATGTTGATGATGATGGATATGTTTTATTCAATTGTGAAACACCTTTGGCTCCAGGTGAACCGACACGAAATCCAAATACTTTTTGGTCTGTTTTAAATGTATTTGTCATGCTTCTTGATGGCGGGAATTGGGAAGGGCATGTTCTAAATCAACAACAGATAGATGCCAATCGAGAAAGTCAGAGAATATATTGTGATGTGGGGTCAATCGATGCGGGAACAGCAAGAGCATTGGTTATATTTACTCCCCGTTATGATTGTGTTGGAACTGTATGGCATGGGTGGATGGGCGAATTTGGAACAAATTTGGGGTTCGATAATGGTCGAATGGTGGCGAGAAGGGTAATGCCCGTTTCATTCGTTAAAAATCCGAATCATACATTAACAGTTACATGGCAGATATTTTTCGACAGGGGGGAATGAGATGAAAATATGGGGTGAAGTTGAAATTGTCTTAACAGATAAATATGGAAAGATAAAGAAAAAAGTTCTTCAAAGAAATATGCTCATGGGCAGATTTTTCGATAGATTGGCAATGGCAATGACGAATTGTGGAGGAACGACATTGGGATATGAAGCATTGTCATCATTACATGACCCATTGCATAATAAGGGAATTACTCAACATGTTCAAGGCATTGAATTGAACGCTGTAATAACCGCATTTATTGATGATTATAAAATTGGATTTCACCCTGAACTTATAGGGTTGGGTCAAAATTCGACACCTCCCAATAAAAAACAAAATGGATTAATTGCTCCATTTATCGCAAATGGATATAGAAATGCGCACACATCGATGGAACCTCTTGGGCCTATATTGGGCGGTTCAACTACGGATAATGATTCGATTCGAATTGGCACAATTTATCCTCCAGGAGTTTCAATATTACCAATATGGGAACTCGGATTATTTTGGAATCAATGGATGGGGAGCGTTCGGGCATTCGATGGAGCGAATCAGATTGATTTTACTCGTGGTGGAGCGGGGAATTTGGCATGGGAAATTTACAATGTTCATGTTGTGAATACTGCACAGGCGTATCAAACATTAAGAGATGACAGTTTGGGGTTGCCTAATACAATATTTAGTTGGGATAGATTGAATCAGGTTATAACATTGGGTAATATTCCTGTCCCATCTCCTGCCAATAATGTGGTTTTGATTTCATTTTCTCCTCACAGGGATCATGTGGCGGATATTGGCGGAATTGGGAATATAACAAGTTTCACTCCCCCTCCTGATGATTCGGTTTTAAATCGATTACCTCAAATGGTGGCAAGAATAGCATTGGAGGAGGTAATCGAAAAGTTTTCCACTGACCTTTTGTCTGTCGTATGGTATATTCATTTTGATAGACAATAACGAAAAATATATATGTCTATAAATCGTATAATGGAATGATATAGAATTAACGGAGACCATTGTATGAAATCAAAACATGTAGATGTCGTATTCGACATAACAAACAACAAACAAATTGAACTGATTGACCGATTCATCAAGGAAGAAACTGCTGATGGATTGGGGGCGAAAATACCTTCATTTAAGGTTCACCTGGTTCCACAACCACGACCAACCCCGGATATGTTACGGGATTTTTATGACGGTTGGTTGTATGGGCCGAATGAAGGGAGAAATGCTTTTTCCCGTCGAACTGTCAGGGGGGAAATTAAAGAAAAAGGATTGAATATTCTTGATGCAACGATGGAGGATCCCGAAAATATTCGAGATCGACCGAATTGGGAACATCTTGCCATAATATTTCCCAACTCAAGAGGGAAAATACCTCAATCCATAAAGGCACAATTTCAACGAGCAGGGAAAAAGAAGGATAGTATAAAATCTGACCGAGTGGACGAAATGGGAAATCGCATAGAGGTATCCCTCCCTCAATTTTATTGGAGAGAAAGATATGCGAAAAAGATTCTCGTTTTGTTATTTTATCGTACTCCATCGGTTGAGGCAATGAACAGATATGACCGAATCTGGATATGTCATAAATCCCACATGGACAAGGTCAAACGCCGATGTCGAAAATGCGGAAATGATATGCGGTTTAACAAAAAGACATATGATGAAATGCTCTGTAAAAAATGCGGTAGACATGAAGCTCATCCCAAAATAATATATGTGGGGGACGATTTTTCCAAGATCGATTTATATGATGAATACGAAAAGGTGATGGGATAAGATGTCCGGATTGACGGCCATCGCAGACAAGAATATGATATATGAAACACCACTTCCTCCATCTGCATCCAATCGATTCAAAAAAGGCAAAGATAAATTTTTATTGGTTATTGGCAAATGGGATTTTTCTGCCATCGGTAAATTTTTATGTGATGGAATAAATAAATACGTGAAGGGATGGAGGGCGAGATGTATTGTCTCCAATCCTCATTCTTTTAGGTGGCCGACCGATCTTCTCGAAAAAGATATAGATTATAATGAGATGAAGCAACTGTATCATATGGCGGATTTCATATTATATACGAGTTCATCGTATTATTACAAACCACATGGGATAACTCCGCCACCCAATATTCCACGAGGGATATGGCATGGTGGAGTTTTTTATAGACAAAACTATGAATTTATTAATGAACTAATCCACCCACATTTTGATTATATTTTTACTCATTATGATTTGGTTAATCTGTCTGATCGAAATATTGAATTACAGGCACCCATTGATACAGAAAAATATAAATTTAATAAGAAAAAATGGAATGGGAAATTAATCATTGGTCACAGTCCTTCAAGAAGGGAAGTAAAAAAAACAGAGGTATTTCTTAAAGCATTTAAAATATTAGATAAGAAATTTCCCAATATTTTAATTCAGGAATTAATCGAAAAGGTTCATTATGATGAATCTATGGAGAGAAAGAAGGAATGCCATATATTTTTTGACCAAATTTTACAAAGATATATTCCTGAAAAATGCAAAAAGACAAGAGGGTATGGAACAAGTCTTATTGAGGCGGGAAGTTTTGGTTCTATATGTTTATGTGATACTGATCGAGCGAACAATTCCCCCATAATCCGAGTAAGAAATAAAAATGATATTGTAAGAGAAATATCAAAATTAATTAATAATCGAAATGGACTCGAAAAGTTATCCAAACAGACAAGAAGATGGGTTGAAAAAACTCACGACATTGAGATTTTGGCAAAATATTTTATTGACCAAATATCTGATACAAGGGAGATTAATATAATCAATAATCGTCTTATATTGCGATTGAATAAACCATTACGGTTAATGGAAATTTCTGGATGGAATGGAGGAATGGGTATAAAATGAAGAATGAAATAATCAAAGTATATGGTCACCCTCGTGCAGGGAATAATATGTTATTGGGGCATTTATTCATTAATTTTTATCCTGAAACAAAATTATTGGGGAGTACATTTGGACGATTTCATTCCCCGAATAAAAACATTATTCCCCAAAGTCCTTGGGCGGGTCTACATGGTGGGCATTTGTTCCCAAATATATATGATAATTTCGACCGTTCAATATATATTAAAAGAAATCCTCTGGATATTGCATATTCGGTTTATCGTATGTATAAACGGAATTTTTCATTCAAACATTTTTTGAATATTTCTATTACCAATGTATATTCAAATGGGGCAATTCCAACCCATCGCCCCGGTTCAACAATATTGGAGGCAATAGATGACCATATTCGATTATGGGAGAAAACGAATATTTATGTTATTGAATATGAAAAATTTGTATTGTATCCATTAAAACATTTGGATGAGATCGCCAAACATTTTCATTTGAACTATAATCCGCCATTGAAAACACTTGATTGTTTGGTGGGTTGGAATCCTGGAAAAGGTATATCAGGGATGGGAGAACGAATCAAAGGAGGTGAGGAAACAATGACAAAAAAACGTCTTGAAGTTACCTATGGTAATGGAGAAACAAGAACGTTCAAAAGTCTGAAAGATCTACACGATAACTTTCTATTTTTGGATGGAAAAAAGATAAGCGGTCGAACAATCATAAAAATGGAAATGGTTTAAAACCATTTTTCTAATCTTGCATTATCGGTATTAATACGTTTACGGATTATTTGCTCATAATTATCGTTTATGTCTATACCAACAGCAGAGCGATTCAATCTTTCTGCAACAACTAATGTAGTGCCACTTCCCACGAAAGGATCGAGGATTATCCCATCCTTTTGACACCCCGCTTTTATCGGTGTTTCACAGAGTTCTTTAGGGAAAACAGCAAAATGCGCATCCTTAAACGGTCGAGGGTTGATTGTCCAAACTGTTCGTTTGTTCCTTCCTTTACATCCGAAACCAACCCCTCCACTATAATTTTTATTTGTAGCATATGCCGTTTCCTTCGTTCCATTTGAGTATTGTCTTTCAATTTCTTTATCGCTCGATTTAAAAGATTCAAACTGCTGTTCGAAATAATATTTTTTCTTCTTACTAAAAAAGAACAAATATTCGTAATCCACAGTAAATCTATCCTTCACACTTGATGGCATACAATTATTCTTGTGCCAAATAATATTATTTCTTAATATCCATCCACGATTAACCATCTCAATAGCGAACCTAAAGGGAATCATTATGAGAGATTTAGATGGAAGATTATCTATTCTTCCACATTGCTTTCTCAAACTAAGATTTTCATTCCCTCCGCCAATAGCTCGATTCGTATTTTCAATTGTTTGTTTCCACCCACTGCCACAACTTCCTGCATATATATCCCCCAAGTTCACCCATATCGTTCCGTCATCCCGCAATACCCGTTTAACCTCATCGAATATATCACAGAGATGTTTGAGATATAAATCGAAGGTTGGCTCAAGTCCAAGTTGTCCTTTCCATGCATTACATTTCTGACAGAAGTTTGATGTGTAGCCAAAACGAATGGATATTTCATCATCTTGTTCAGTTCTATTAGCGCCAACCTTTGGCATATTATCTGATTTGGTTTTCCCACCTTTAGAAGCGTGTTTAATTTTGTTCCATATATGTTCACAATTTCCATCTCCATCCCAAACAGTTTCTGAACCCTGATAACTTCGCAGACCCCAATAAGGTGGGCTGGTCATAACCATGCTGAAATATTTATCTGGATATGTTTTCATCACATCAATACAGTTCCCAATCTTGTATTCGATGAATCTATCCTTTGCATATTTAATTTTCATTTTCCCCGTTCCTCCTCTTATTCACATCGATAAAATTGTGAAATATAGACAACCAATCACAAAAGATATTCCAGCCATAATAAGAAGAATATCAATCCAATTCAAGTTCTCTCCTCCTCTCTGTATCCTCTCGATATTTCTTTCATCTTCATTATTCCATCCTTCTGTTCCTCGACAGCTCGATGGAAGTTGATACAATGTCCTGTAAGTTTCAATCGTAGTCGATCTGATGTTTTCCCGACCTCGATAGTGGCAGACCAATAATAACCATCTTCATGTTGTTCTATCGTCATTCCATATCCTCCCTTTATACTCGCCGAGTGTTTGATAATCAGGGAATGGATTTCTACAACCACATTCTATGCAATCGAGGGAGAATGTACCGCCATGAACTCCACCTGGAGTATCAATTAAATGCAAACCATTATGATATTCTGATCGACATTCCTTCTTGCAGTTTTTACATCTTGCCATTCTTATCATCCTCCTGTCCTTCGATCTTACATTTTGGACATTCATACACCCAGTATATCGTTCGCCCATCCTTCACTCTTTCGATAGGCCGTTTCTTACACCGATGTATTTCACATACTTCCTTATATTTTGATCTCCGTTTGTTGTGGCTCATAACTTCACCTTCAGAAATTCTGTCTCCATTATATCGAGTTTCCTTCTTGCTTCCTCATATCGTTCGGGTAATGCCTCCTCCCATACTTCGAGGATGGCAGTTATATCCGACAATTTCTTGAATTTTGTTTGTCGTTCAACCAGCTCCGGATAATATGAAGCTATCACATCAGGGTTTGCCCCAACTCTTCGCCGTTTCTGTATTTCACAGTTCTTGATCTTCTTCAATTTACTTTCATAGAGAAAATCCATAATCTTTTCGGTTAGGATGGATTCTCTTTTTTTCAATGCCTTTATGTGTGTTTTTATTCTCGTCAGTTCCTCTATTTCCTTGATTATGGGATGATCAATTTGGTCATCCTCGAACTCCGTCCATTCTTCATTCATTTTTTATTCCTCCAATGTATCTCGGCGTGGTAGAAATCCGTTTTTACCCTCACCACTTTTCCACCTATTCCCTCAATTCTCTCGATCTCCTTCAGTTCCCTCCATCGTGGCACAATCTTGATATTATACATCATACCCCTCCCGTTCTCTGCGATTGAATATCCCATTATTCGCTGGGTACATCATTCCACTCTTTCGGTATTCCTCCGTGATTTCCTTCAAATTCATATCCCCGCCTCCTCAATCATCCTCAATGCAATCTCGAAACCCTCAATCTTCGCTTTGAGATATTTCACGAAATTTATATCTCCTTCATCAAGTGCATCTCTTGATCTCTGGATTCGTTCCTCAATTATTCTTTTGAGTTTATTTTTTAAATCAGATGATCGTTCAATATCGGATATATGGAGCTGGGATTCATCACCCGATAAAATAATATGAGTAAGGTCTGACCTCCATTCCTTTGGGATAATTATGGCCCTGCTTCCTCCAATCAACATAATTTTCCTTTTGATTTTCAACATATTTATTCCCTCCTATCCTAAAAATCGCTTCCCACACTCTCCGCACGCATACGCTGACGATGGATTATCAACCACCCAATATCTGCCATGACCTCCGAGATATGTGGTCCTATGTGAGTGACAATATGGGCACATCATTTATTCCGCCTCTTCGTCTGCTTTATTTAATTGTTTTTCCAATGACGCGTTCCTCTCTTCCGTATCGGCGAGATATTGTGAATAATTTCTTGATTCTTCTGCTTTTTCCACCTCTCTCCTCTCCTCCACACACACCCAGCACAGTTTCCATATCGGATATATCTTATTATCTACCGATATTACATCCGATTTGAATTTCTCTCTGCACTCGTTACAGGTGGCGACTGTCCATCCTGCTGTTCCTTCTTTGGCATATCGTTTCGATTTCATTTTCATTCCTCCGTTTAATGTTGTCTGCAATCTTCATCCTGACATGGCATTACTCCACCGCAATGAGGACAATATGATCTTCTTGGCGCTGGTCGGGAGTTGGCCGCCGTTATCAGGTTGCAGTACATATTATATCGTATTCGATCATCCGTTGATAGTTTTATATCCTCGGATATTCCATTCTCTACTTTCCATGAAAGTAGAGAATTTCTCTCTTCTTCGATTCTTGCGTTCCGTTCTCTCTGCTCTTTCCTTATATTTTTCTTTTCTTCTTCATTTTTTTTTAGGCGGATCGACATATCTATTGTCTCCTTTATCCATCCGCCCTTTCCGTCTCGTCTGTATGTTGTCGTCATTTTTTTCACCTCTTGTCAATAGTACTAACGTGCTTATAGTATATAAAGGTTTCCATGTAATATAACAAATATTATATTTTTGTAATATTTCTCATCTTATATTTTTATCATACTTTATTTTAAAAAATACTACAATAGTAACATTTAAATACTACATAAGTGTTATTACTATTGTACTGAAATAAAAAAGGAGGTAAAAAACATGGTAAGTTATATTTGCGGAAATTGTGGAGATGAATATCATCTCCACGAGGATACGGAGGATAACTTCTTCCTGTGTCCCCCATGCTATGATTGCATGGAAGAGAAAAGCAGGCAGAGAGATGCCTGCAGAGATCGCCAGAGAAATCAGCTGGCGCAGAATGGCAATTTTACCCCTGCCGATTTAGCGGGGTTTATTTTTGGAGGGGGAGAGATATGAGAAATATCTCTCTCCAGAATATTAGAAAGGAGATCCAAAATCTTCTTTCTGAAGCAAAATACATGGGAAAAGCAACCCATGTATATGATATTCGTAAGCATGACAATGATGATTGTCATGCTTACGGACGGTTGAGGGAAAAATTATCATCCCTCAATATTATTTTTCACTGCACTGCAAACAGAGGCGGTGCAGGAAAACAAAATTCTCTGACAGTATATCGTCAGAGAAGATTATTTGAAGATGATGTTCAGAATTTGATTTTTTCATCTTCAGAATATAAAAAGATTATTGATAATCGAGAAAAGGAATCTCGATTATTTAAAATTCGGGCAAAAGAAAATATTGCTCGAATAAAGAAAAGAATAGAAAAAGATTGCCTTGCAACGTCGTTGGGCGATTTATTTTCATAAATGGAGGAATGAAAATGGGATATGAAACGACATTGCTCTTTATCTCTGGCAGAAAAGAAACAGGATACCATTCAGTTGAGGCCAGTCTTAATATGTGCAAGATTGCTTTTGGAGAAATTAAAAAACTTATCGACAAAAATCGTAAAGTTATTGATACAAAAAAATATGAAAAATGGTTTTCAAAGGCATATACAATTGATGGAAACACTCGAAGAAGATATAAAAGAGCATTGAATAAATATCGGGAAATAAGAAACGAACTTGACAACACACATTTATATTTCTTTTGGTCATCCGTTCAATACCCCGAATATTCTGATTGCTATGATGATTTAATTGTTGTCGAACTTGAGGAATTGAAAATAGCGATAGAATCAGAAATGGAAGAGAACCCATATCGCCGATGGAAGAACGCTCTCGCTTTAATTGAATTATTTCAATCGGAAGAATGGAAGAACGATAATATCAAAATTATATTGTATGGACATTAATGGAGGAATGAAACATGAAAAAAGATGGAAATATACGAAGGTCAGGGAATAGTTTCATCCTGGCGATCCCGCCCGATTGGTTATCGCCAGATGAAAAAGATCGTGGTGGGTTGCGGGTTGCAATAACCTACGACGAGGAAAAGATTATAGTAAGGAGGAAAAAGAAATGAAATCGAAACGATATGCCAAAGAAGGAAAAACCGATTGGTTGCCTGTCATTTGTGAAGATTGCGGTGAAAAATTCAAATCGGATGTAATATCTGTCTACAGACAGATAAGACCGGTATGGTGCTGGTGCTATGAGTGTAATAAAATAAGAAAGGAGGAAGAAAATGAAGGAGATAATCGAGAGAGAAAAAACAAAATGGGAAATAATGCAGGAACAAGCCAAGACCCTGATTAAGTCAGGGTTCCTGCCCGACAAGTTCCGGAAGGTTGAGCAGGTCATTGCCATCGGACTGAAAAGTCAGGAATTGGGAATCGGTATGATGGAAGGGTTGGCAAATCTGTACATCGTGAACGGCAAGGTTGAAGTAAATGGGCAGTTAATGTTATCGTTAGCATATCGATCTGGAAAACTGAAAGAAGGCGGATTGATTATCGAGGAAACGCCAACCTCATGTACGGTGACGGGGACGAGAATTAATGGGGTTACGTTCTCATCTACATGGGATTTTGAGCGGGCACGGACAGCGGGACTGACGGATACCATGACATATCGAAAGTATTTGTCCGTCATGTTGCGATGGAGAGCCATCAGTGAGGTTCTGCGGGTCCTTGTGCCCGATGTAATATCGGGATTGTATACTCCGGATGAGATCGGGGAGAATTTTGTTGTAGAACAGGGGGAAGTAAGGATTGCAGATGAACCAAAGGACATTGTGGTGGAAGAAAAACTTATTGTGCCAGAGATGAAAAAGGCATATGTTGAAGAACCAGTCCCCTCATATTCATCCGACGAAATTGCTCACTCGATTACTGACTTACTCGATGCAGAGATTGATAAGATAGAGAGAAAGTTACTCGATATGGGATATGATGAATGGACCGAGGCTCCTCGTTCTTTGATTGACCAGCTGATAAAACGGGCGAAGAAAGGTACATTGTAACCGAGATTTATGGAGTTGACTTGTTTTGCGAATAAATGGAAAAAGGATAATCCGTGTTTTTCCGTCTCGAACCAAAGCCACACCCACAGATCCCTGGGCATATATTGGATTGAATATCCCTCTGTCTGTTCAGAAAGCGGATGAGATTCATATTAGTGTAACATTTACTTGGGATATAAATAATGCAAAAAAACTGAAAATATTATGGGAGCGATTTGGTATTCCTGTCAAGATTGGTGGGCCTGCTTTTAATCAACCAGGCGGGGAGTTCATTCCTGGTCTATATGTTAAAAAAGGATATAATATAACATCCAGGGGATGCCCAAACCAATGTTGGTTCTGCTCGGTATGGAAACGAGAAAAGGGACTTCGTGAATTAGAAATTAAAGATGGCCATATTATCCAAGATGATAATCTATTAGCGTGTTCTGAAGGACATATTCATGCTGTATTCAATATGTTACGTCGCCAAAAGAATCCGGCAGAATTTGTTGGAGGATTGGAAGCAAAATTGTTGAAACAATGGCATATTGATCTTATGAAAAGTATTCGATTAAAATCAGCATTTTTTGCATATGATACCCCTGATGATTGGGAACCTCTTGTACGAGCAGCAGGAATGTTAAAGAAGTCGGGGTTCAACCGTCATAAAATTTATTGCTTTGTTCTTATTGGTTGGCCAAAGGATACAATGGATGATGCAAATCAACGATTAAAAGCAGTAAAAAAACTCGGTATTTGTCCATTTGCTATGTTGTATCGGGACGATAAGGGTCTTGTAAAAAAAGAATGGAAAAAATTCCAAAGAATGTGGTGTAGACCAGCGGCGATCTATGCAAAAAATCGTGTTTCATTGTAACCGAGATTTATGGGGGGGATTTTTCCCCCTTTCTTTTTTTAAACCAAAATCTTCGAGTTTCATATTCTCATCTTTCCACGGAATCCCACAATATTCCAATACTTTTTTTAATCTTAATTTATCCATGCAATATTTCCATAACTTTGGATGTGTGTTTTGGAGCCGTTGGAATCGATTAGGATATTTTTCTAAATGACATCCAAACATGCAAAATATACAACCAGTTCTATCGTATCCCATATCATATATTTTTGAATATGGAATGTTAAACTTACGAATATAATTCCAAATATCCTTCTCTTTCCAGAATGATAAAGGACGAGAAGATGGATGGAGTGAATTAAAATTATTACATCCATTTTGGATGATGTGTTGGGCTCTCTGCCAACTATCTTTTGCCATTATTCCAATAAATGGTTTTCTTCCTGTTAGTTTTTCATATTTCCTTGAAGGAGATTTTTTCATAACTTTGCAGCACATATGTGATATTTTGAAAGGTGCTCTAAGGAGGAAATACCATTTTTTTGAAATCTTTCTTTCAAAATAATGTTCTTTTGTTTTTTCTGAGAGATTGTAATTTCGTATTTCGAAGATGGCTTGAGCACATTCTTTAGATTTAATTGGATACCCATATTTTTTTATCACTTTCCTGAAATTCATCTTTGGTTTTAACCATTCAACATTATCAATAGTTTTTACAAAATCCCTAATTTCTGGAAATTCCAGACCGGTATCACAGAAAACGGCCGGAACATCTGGGTAAAGAGAACGAACCAAATGGAGAAGAACTGTTGAATCTTTCCCCCCCGAAAAAGCAACATAAACCTGACCTCCAAGTTCATTATGAAATTCCTTAATCCTTCTATTTGTCATTTGGATTTTTAAGTTTAATGACAAACCTTGACGGATTTTTAATATTTCTGGTGGGACTTTTATTGTCATATTTCTTTCCTCATTTTTATAAATTCTTTCCTATCCCACATCAAGTATTCGCAGATTTCTTTGATTGATACTGATTTAATCTTATACCAGGCATTGACGGCATCGAAGAACCGATCCAGTGAAACTTTAAACTCAAGGGCCTTGTGAAACATTCTATCCTGACCCATATAATGAACAATAAAAAATGTTCCCTTCGAGCGGGTGGCAAAACGATAATACAGAACCAGATCATTATTCATTGACCATTGATGTTCTAACATTTTATCTCTCTTGTTCGTTCCCGTAAAAGCCGTGACCTGGATCCATAGCGTTGGGCAATTCATCCTTTTTCCAATTATATCCGAACCAAAAATATCGATCTTGTACGAAGCAAATCCCCCTCGGAATGATTTGACAACTCTTTGGGCTTGATGTAATTCATACCCCTGTTTTTCATATATGCTCATCACGATTGTTTCGAGCAGATCACCCTTCATGTTGGTGTTCATATTTTCACCCCAATTTTTTCTGCTCAAACTTAAATGCACAGTCAAATATATGTTTCCCCAATTTAGGACTGACAAGATTTCTCAAAATTGTCTTTTTGTTTTTGATTTTATATTTATCCAACGAAAAACCAAAATGAGTTTCCGATCCCGTCATATATTGTATTTTTTGAGCGCAATTCTTAAAATCTGAATGTTGATTAATATGAAAATTACTCCAAAACAAATGTCGACCAATCATAGTAGCAGGAAGTAAAGGAGAATAATAGGGAATCACATTCTCCACTACCCAGGAACATTTCGCATAAAATTGAAGGAATAATATTTCTTGCCATAATTTCATATCCGGATATATGGCCTGTGATTTTCCAAAATAAGCATAACGAATGCGAGAATGAGAAGGACAGGGGGGACTACTCCAGATGAAATCAAACTCCTTAAAATGTTCCAATAAATATTGATGTGCATCCTCAATAATTACAGTATCATCAGGAAAAAAATCTTGATATATATTTGCAATCTCCGGAACAATTTCAACGGCAGTAACATTAACATCAGTCCAAAGTTTTCGATTTCCACCTATACCCGCATATAGATTTAGGACCTTTTTCATTGTTCCAACCCCTTCATCTGCCATACCGTGAGAATATATGTTCCGCTTCCCAGGGCACGCCCAGGGACCCGTTCAGTACCACATTTTTCAATATCATGGGCAGAACGCAAAGTATTGGATAACTCGCTCATCGTAGTGCCGTCACGAGTAGATTCATTGATATAATCGAATATCCGACTAATCAATGAACGCCCGTTCTCCTGCAGGAACTTCCTCGCCTTCCGCTCAACTAATTTTCTGGCCATGTTAATTACCCCATTCATATTTTGGAGCCAATGCAAACATCACCTTTGGGTTATTCTTGATCGAGAAAAACACAGGGGCAGTTCTCAATGGCACATAAACTTTATCAATATTACAATTGAAGGATTTTATCACATTTTTTATATCAGCAAAGAGATCAAAATCATAAATAAAACCATCTTTTGATGGTACGACAAAACTCAAAAACTCTTCCCTGAATTTTCGTTCATCTATTACATGATACCCCTTTCCCGATCGATGCATCCACCATTTCGCATTGGTTGTTAATCCCCACGTATGACTGGGATTTACCCATATTATTTTAAGTTTGTTCATGCTCTGCCTCCAATTCATTCATCCTTTTAACAATATCTTCTTTTGCCCATTCATATTCTAGATGTGAAGTGGTATCCCGTACAATCCACTTCTTTATTTCTTCCCACATGGTTTTATACTTATAAAACATATTATATAACTCCCTTGAACATCCATCACAAAGGATACTACCATGATATATGAAATCCCCACACTTCCTACATTCAGGATTACTACTCATGCTCTGCCTCCTCGATAATCTCTTCTGCATTTGAGAAATTTCCTTCAATCAATTCCCGATAATTATCCCGAATATTTCTTAGTCTTGTATTTTCCTCTTTTAGTTTATTCCACATCCCTTCAAACTTATCTGCCCTTTGCTGTTCCATGAACCTCGCCCCTTCGAGTTCATCATAATCCTGTGACATTCGTCTGAGTTTTTTCTTCAAGTTTGCTATCACATGCGGAGAGAAATAGTACCGCTTATCCTCTTCCTTTATTTCTTTCATCTCACTTTTTTTGACCATTACTCGTCACCTTCTTCTTTTATTGGCGTACATTCGCCACAATATTGACAAGTTGCTATAGAAACAGAAATCCCGTAGCGTATACAAAATTTAAAGAATTGTCCTCGATTTATTTTTGTCATCACTCATCACCTACTTGGTTCTTTCAAAACTTTAACTTCAATTATATCACAATCTTCCCGACAATAAAAAGTCACCAAATGATTCCCATATTTGACAACATCTGTCCTAGTCCATTCCATTGGTCGCTGACATCGTGGACATAGTACTTGATCGTCATAGAAATAATCTTCCATTTTATCATCGCCTATAATATCTTTTGAACCTATCAATATCCGGACACTGACCCTTCAAGCACCGTTCGCCGTCGTAACCACATTTTGACCATATTCGTTTTTCAGGGTTACATCGAAAAAACAAACATTTGCTCGACCATCGGACCCACTTCATATCGATCTTGCTTTTCTTCATTTAATCGCCTCAAATCTTCATGTATCGTCCTTCGAATAATTCATAAATTTCCTTTCCCTTAACCATCTTTTTTATGATCACATCTGTTTTGTTTTGAGAAATTCCTCCTTCCTCCATTTCTGAATATATATCGTGTACGCTCACCCCCTCCCGTCCCTCATCCAAGGCAACTAACCGAGCAAATATCAATCTGAATTTATCCTCCATTGCTCTCGTTCCCATTGAAATCCCCGTTTCCAGAACATCCACATCCAATATTCCAGCAGGATTAAAGGACCGGATACAATCCGTAAGCATAATAAGAGATCTATCAATATCGGATTCAATGACTTCCTCAGACAATCTTGCCCTTGCAGAAGCGCACGATATTCGTTCCAGGCCCTGAAGGTGTCGGGCATCGATAGGAATAGTAGAATATTGGAGATATTGTTGACGAATACTGACATAATACATTTTGAGTTTTTCTTTCAGGATTTTTGGAATTTTTGGGGTAAGTCGTTTCCCGTAAGCGATATATTTTACGAATATATCACGGTCCAATTCTTCAATTTCTTCATGGTCCCAATAATCTAAAATGTGGTCTGCTAATGCTTCATCTTTCGTTTTATCAGCTACATCCCTCAACAGAAACACAAGGTCGAATCGGCTTAATAATTCAGTGGGGATATTGATCTGATCATAATATTCCATCCGGTCCACGAACCTGCCTTCTTTCGGATTACCTGCCGCCAATATCGAACATTGACTTTGTAAGGTGGCATGGATTGACGCCTTATCTATCGTCACCGTCTGCTTCGACATTCCTTCAAGCAATGACGATATTCCACTCTGTCGCATTTTATCTATCTCATCGAGGCATACTATCCCATCGTTTGCCATCACCAGCGCCCCACCAACAAGCAACCATTTCCCACTCATTTCATCCCGCTCAACACTGGCAGATAATCCCGCTGCTGAACTTCCCCGACCCGAAGCATACAGACCTCGGGGCATAAGTTCAGACACATAATTCAATATCTGACTTTTTGCTGTCGATGGATCCCCAAGAATTAAAACGTGAATATCGCCTCGAAATGCTTCCCCCGATTGTCGAAACTTTCGGGGACTTCCAAACAATTGTAATAATATCGCTTGCTTCAATTCCGAGTATCCAAATATTGAGGGGGATATTTGATTCGTTAAATATTCGATTACATTTTCTTTCTTTGCGATTTTATGGATTTTTTTAATTTCATCGTTGGTTATTTTCATATCAGTGAATTTTCTTTCAAGAATCTCGAAACCTAATATCCGAAAGTAATATTCGTATATGGGTTTTTTCCCGCCTCGTTGGGGCGGTGATGTGTTCAGGATCCCAACCACCCTAACTTTATTACCTGGCTGTAAGGTTCCACACAAATTCCCATCCAACCAACAATATATATGATCTGGTTGGCAACCAGTCTTGACTTTATCCAGATGTTCCTCAATCGTTATCATCTGGGTCATCCAGGATATAGTCATCTCGGGAATTTCCTTGAAGAATGTTGAACTCGCAAGCCTCTGACATCCAGGACATTCGAGAGGTTTAATCTTTCGGAGATATTCTTGCTTAATTGGGAATATTTCTTGACATCGACCACAATGATAGGCGATCTTATGTGCTCTATTACCAACCTTATGTATCTGTTTTATCGTCCCCTGGAATGATAAAAGTTGGCATTGCTTCAATTTCCATATTTTTGGAATGGTTGTTTTAATCATTGATACTATCGTTTTGCCGGAATTATCCAGATATACATAGGGTTCGGGCGAATGATGTTCTGGGATTTCATTCTCAAGCAACCACTCCTTTATTCGACCCATTACAATTTTTCTGATGATCCGAATATGTTTAATGGGGTTTTTGATAATGTAGTAAAATAATTCTTCATCAAAGTTCAGAATATCCATCAACCTTATCGAAAGGTGATCGAACTCCTCCATCATTTTTGACCGGATGATCGTGTCATATTTACCTCTGCTCCCATCGTCTTGATTCCAATTACAAATAAACCTTCGCCACAATTCTTCAACTTCGGCGGAGTTATATTTCATCAATCAATCATTCCCCTTGATGATAAAAGGAAGCATATTCATTAGTCGTTCCATTGCCCCTTCATTTGGATTAGAGCTCAAGAAGGATTTCAATCGTTCCAATATGGCACTTCCCTGGGGATTTTGTGTTCTCAAATATTCTACGAGATATTCAATCATCTTTTCTGTTTCTGAAACCTTCTCTTCAAATTCTTGCTTGTAGAGTTTCAAATTCAACTCCTTCCATCCCATCAAAGGATGAGCATTGTATATATCCTCTATCAACTTTATTTCTCCATCCGTTAAGTCGCCAAAACGGATGGTATAATTATGTCCCTTTATCTTCAATATTCTTCTTTTTGCCATTTTTTTCACCTTTGTTTACTTTTGGGTCATCTACCCTAAGTTATCATTTGGATTTTAGGGCTCATATCAAAATATTCATATATGGTATGACAAAATACACTAATATGTTCATAATATATAAATGTTGTTGTGTTATTTTACATTCATTCATTTTACTTAGAATTTGTACCCCTATATAATAATAATTATTTTTTTCTCTAATAGTAATAAATATATATATAGATATATATTCTTATAGGGGTACGTTTTCTGAGAAATATAAATGAATGTAAATAAATTTAAGTGCCCTCTTTCTTCGCCGAAGGGGAGGAAAAGGTTTTTCAAAAACAAAAAGCGGGCTTGATAACTAGGAAGAAAATAGAGGATGGAAACAACAAAACCATCCTCCGAAGATATCACAAGGGGAGGTTATCGGTGGAAACGACGGGAGTTACCAAGCCCGATAAGAATGAGGGGGAAACTTGTATATATTATTATTGTCATTATTGACAATATGAAAACAATACATCTGGAAATAAGGGAGGACATTGTGCAAAAATTGATGACGCTCAAACGACCGAGAGAATCATATTCAAATGTGATACAAAGATTGTTGGAGGGATTTTATCGGGTATAAACGGATCTGTGTCAAGTGCGGTGAGAAATTTGTATCTGGAGGAACAAAGGAATGTCCTTACTGTGAAGATGGCGGGCATGTCATAGATATTAGGGTGTGATACGATGAACCATGAGCATCGAAAACGGTTAACAGATGAGATACGAGCATTGCGGGATCCATATGGTCATACGCCGACCAGAGAAATTATAGATATAATCCGGAGAGAAATTCGGATGGCAAAAGGATCTGACGAAGGATGAGAGGAGGGAAATACAATGGAAATAGTATACAAGAAAATATCTGAACTTAAACCCTGGGACCGTAATCCCCAGCTCCATAATGAGGTTGCAATATCGAAGAGTATAGAACGTTTTGGGTTCAGGGCCCCGATTATTATACAGAAAGGAACAGGGAGAATTATCTCCGGACATGGTCGAATAAAAGCACTTAAAATGATAGGGAAAGAAGAAGTGCCATGTATCGAGTGGGATGTCACGGACGAGAATGAGATGAAGGCATACACCATCTTGGATAATTCCCTCACAATATTTCCTGGGATGGATGAAGATATACTGGGTGAACTGGTTAGAGAGCTTGATAATGAAATGGAAGATTTCAATTTAGATATATTGGGATTTGAAGGAGATAAATTAAAGGAGTTACTTGGGAAAATTGAGATTGAAATATTTGAACCTGAATATGATGAAAATATGGAGACAGAAAATGAATGTCCAAAATGTGGATTTAAATGGTAGGCCTACAGTAATATCATTATTTGCTGGATGCGGAGGATCTTCTCTCGGTTATAAAATGGCAGGATATAAAGAACTTCTTGCTATTGAATGGGATGATAATGCGATTGAAACCTTTAAACTAAATTTTGATTCACCTATCGAAAAATGGGATATTCGAGAACTTGTGGGACAGAAAGTATTGGATTATTGTAATATAAAGAAAGGAGAACTTGATCTTTTAGATGGGTCTCCACCATGTCAAGGATTTTCAACGGCGGGAAAACGAAAAGTATCTGATATTCGTAATGATCTTGTAAATCATAATATCCGATTAATTGATGAGATTCAGCCGAAAGTATTTGTTATCGAGAATGTTTCTGGAATGGTCAAAGGAAAGATGAAAGGATTATTTATCGAATATATGAAGAAAATGAAATCTATGAATTATGTTGTAAAATGTAAACTTTTGAATGCAATGTATTATCAAGTTCCACAATCACGACAAAGGTTAATATTTATGGGTGTAAGAAAAGATTTAGACAAAGATCCGAGTTATCCAATACCGAGTAAGAAAATAATAACAGTTAAAGAAGCATTAAAGAATATTCAGAATAATATCTTACCTCCATTGTTATCAAACTTTGTAAAAAATTACGTTCCAAAAATGAAAATGGGTCAGAATTTAAACGATGTGGGATATAAGGGAGGATTTCAAACAAAAAGGATTAATTCCCGTTATCCATCACCGACATTGACGAAAATAATAGGAGGCATAGGTTTTGGTCATCACATTCATCCATATGAAGATAGAGTATTATCAATTTCTGAATTAAAGAGATTACATACCTTTCCAGATAATTTTAAATTCATTGGAAAATATCAAATTAAATCAGCAAGAATTGGAAATTCCGTGCCGCCTTTAATGATGAAGGCAATTGCATTAAGAATAAAAAAGGATATATTAATGGTGGAAAAATGGTAAAACCTGTTGGAATATTATTGTTCACTCATCCTGATACCATTAAGGTATATCGTGAGAATACAACAAATTATTCTTTCGACAATAAAAAGGGTGGTGGCATAAAGAAAGTCATATCTGAACTTGAGGTTCCATATGAGTTTTGTTCGCATAGTACAATGGGTAATTATGATGATGTGATATGTTCATTGACTTCCTTTAATGATGTGTTAAACTTAGTCATAAATGTTCCTAATAATCTGAAAAATACTCGGATACATATCGGTGGCCCTGCATGTAATAATATTCGTCCCATAATTCCATATATTTATTCGGCAAATTTTGGAAGATGTGATGAGGGAAAAATAAACAAAATATTGAATCATGAACCATTAAAGTCAGTTTGGTATAAAGATGAAGATCCCGATTTTTCAGGAGAATATGAGGTTGATACGTCCTCAGTTAAAGGATTAGGTGATAATGAACGTTCTTTTGGATGTCCCCAAAAATGTGCTTTTTGTTTTTATTCTCACTGGAATGGTTATAGAACAAAGGGAAAGGGTAGTCATTATGGGTCAGGTATTGAATATGAAGAAGATTTCTTTCAGTGTTTGGATTGGCCCAAAATAGATAAGTCTCGATATGGCTTAACGGCACTTGACGGGGTAACCGAAGAAACAAGATCGAGGGTACATAAGAAAATAACAAGACAAGATATAAAGGATACATTATTGAGATCGAATGAAATAGAATCAGAAAAAGGGTTCAGATTGAAGATATATTTAATTGTGGGGTACCCTTGGGAAAATAAAGATGAATTAGATAAATTTGATTTGCCTATAATATTCAAGGAAATAGAGGACAATCTCATAAATAAGTTTACAGTAAGATTACAGATTTCTCATTTCATTCCATTCCAAAAAACACCCTTATGGAATGTTCCATTCAATTTCTATAATTATCGTAAATGGGCAAAATCACATCCGAGATTATATGATAGTCAGAAAGTGAGAGTTTTCTCTGGAGTAGGAAATCCATCCCCTGCATTGGCAGGAACAAGTACTATACTTCAACGAGCATGGAATGATGATACGGATGTAATACGACTTTTGGCTACAAAGAAGTTTAGACGAATGAAAGTATCTCAACAATTGAGTATAATGAGAAGGAATTTCAATCGTTTTTTTGTGGAACAAAATGTAGAAACCATCAAAAACATAATTACTCCGAATAAATATGATAAGATTATCTGGAGGGACAAAAACAAATGATATTCTACAACCTTCTACCTTCTCATATCAAGATTCTGCTCTACATTAACAAACCAATTGGGTTCAAGGAACTTGCAGAGAAAACAGGATATTCATTTGCCATGATTTATTCTCATTGCACAAAACTGAAAAATGAAGGTTTGATAAAATATGTGGAGGATGGCAGGGGTCGCAATTGTCGTTCATATACGAGAGTAGCACCAACCATTTTATCTATATTCATCAAGATCAATCATCAAGGATTAACGATGATTGAGATAATGAGAGAGAACGGACAGAAGGAACGATATAGGGTGTGTTGATATGGGATTTAAAAAGTTTTCACCTGTTCAATTTGGACAGAAATATCTTGAAGCACTTGATAAAGGAATCATTCAAAAAATAGATATTATTAAATACATGAAGATTTCATCAGCAACATTTTATGCATATTGGAAGGATCCTGAATATCGAGCTCAAACTAAAAAAACGATAGAGAAATTTGAACACAAGGTAAAAGAATTGAAATTAGGAACAAATCATAGGGAAAAAATTATTGAGACGGCATACCGTTTGCATGAACGTGGAATTGCTGATGCCATTTCCCAAAAATCTTGGGCAAAGGCAAGAAAGATTTCAATTGATGCATTGAAGATATGCAAAACTGAAATGGAGATTGAAAGGGTGTTTGTTGCCATTGGTGAGGTGAACATACAGAATACACAGGTTAATATTCATAGTGAAGTTCAGGTTGTAGTTGATGAAATGTGGGCGAAATTATGTGAAGGTTGCAGAGCAAAGATCAAGGAGATATTGAAATGAAATTATATAGAAAAATACCGATAGTAATAGAAGCAGGGAGATGGTTCACATCAGATGAACTACCGGATATTATTTCAATGTATGATGTATCAAATGACAATATTTGTCAAGAATGTGGGAAAAATATGTATTCGCATGGATGGATACAAACATTAGAGGGTGAGCATATCGTTTGTCCTGGTGATTGGGTAATCAAAGGTATAGAAGGAGAATATTATTCATGTAAAGATAGAATATTTAAAAAAATATATACTGAGGAATGAAAATGAAAAATCATTATTGTGATGGTTGTGGAGAAATAAATTTTGGGTTTCATAATGAAGGAGCACGGAAATGGTGTGATAATTGTGGTTCCCCTCATGTCATAACAGAGAATAAAATCAAGGTTATAACGAAAACATTCGATAATAAATATTGTGGTCATCTGATAAATTTCAAGGAGTGATAAAATGAAATGTCCTAAATGTAAGTCTGATATTGAGATGAGAGAAACTTGTTGTCATTTTATATGCCGTCATTGTGGGTATGGGGTGGCAAAAATCAAGAGGAAACAAGAGGGTTGTTAATGCATGAATTATCTCAAAAATGCCATAGAAAAATATGAACGATATAGTTCAATGGCACGGTTTGAGTTGTTCTTTTTAAAAAATTTTAAATCATTTATTCGGAAAATGAAGATTGAGAACATAACGGCGTTATATGCTCCACAGTGGGAGATTGCGGAGCATATTATCCATTCTGTTATCTTTCGAGATATGGAACAAATATATGTTGAGTTTTCTCGACAGAGTGGGAAAACATATACAATGGCATGGATTGTATCTTATCTCTCTTATTATCTCCCAATTTATGCCGATGAATCCCAAGTATACGATAATGAAGTATCAACAATGTTGGTATATTTTTGTGGTGGAATTAGAACGGGAATATTTGCCCCTGGTCTAAAACAGTCGAATTTTGCTTATATTCGTATTCGGGCGATAGTTCATCGGATGATTGACAAATATAAAATAGATATGAAGGTTGATCGACAAGATTATATCGAGTTCCCGTCGGGATCCAAAGTCTCGATTTTTACTGCTTCTCCAGGCTCTCACATCGAAGGAGCAACATTGGATTTTATTTATATCGACGAAGCTCAAGATGTTGAGGATATCATGTTGAAGAAATCTATATTTCCGATGGGAACGCATACAATGGCAACATCGGTTTTGGTTGGCACACCTACAATGACACTTGATAAGAAAAGATATTTTTATGACAAGATAACTGAAGGCACAAATTGTTATATCTATGATTGGAATGAGATCGCGAAATATTCTGATGCTTATGCGACATATGTCCAAGGACAGATTGAATTATATGGAAAAGATGATATTGGGTTCCAATGCTCTTATCTCTTGAGGTGGCCGATTGAATCCCTATCATTCACAGATTACTCACAGTTAAAACGAAATGGGAGAGCCGACATTAGAAGGATAAAAACTGCACTCGTGAACAATTTCAAGGAGACATTGGACAATATTTATGTGGGAATTGATGTGGCAAAATCTCCCGATTCTACTGTTTGCACTGTGATACAATTGGTTAAAATTATGGATGATGATCCCGATTATAACGAGGAACGCCCCTATAAAATGATAATACTCGATTGGTTGGAGCTGATGGGTGATACATACGATAAACAGATTGAAATCGTATATGAGTTTTTATGCAGATATGCCATAAGGAGAATATCGGTTGATGCTGTGGGAGTGGGCGATGTATTCGTTGATATGTTGGAACGCAAATTCGTGGTGGGCAATTTTCTACATCATCGACACACAAAGATAAAATCACTTAAATGGACACAATACAATCATCACGATATTTTTCGGAGGTTACATAATGAATGGTGGGAGGGACGAATCCTATATCCTGACGATGGGTCGATGGAGAGTATAAAGTTTAAATACCAATTTTCTCGGCTCGGATATGAATATCAAAGAGGACTATTGAAATGTCATCATCCCACGGGAGAACATGATGATTATTGTTCGAGCTTGGGAAATTGTATTGATGCCATAGGATTAGATTATTTCATGCCACATAAAGTCATAAGTGAGATTTCCAAGGAAGTAGCAAAGTTTTCGGGTTCTTCAAATATTCCTTCAATTCGAGGATTCAGTGGAGGAACACAAAGATCAGATGTATGGGTGATGTAATGGAAGTAAAAGACACAATAATAAGAGAAAGGGAGCATAAAGGGAAATGTAACAGATGCGATAATCCCAAAGCAATGATAAAAACAGTCGTATATGTCGATTGTGAATATTGTAAGGCTTGGCATATGCATGAAAATCTTACATTGAACAAGAATGAATTTAGGGAAGCACTTGAAAAGATAAACGAAAATATTATATCTCTTGAGAAACATATGAGTGATGTTCTAAATATTAAAATTGTTGTAAAGGAGATGGAAGTTGAAATTGATAAATGAGGGGTAAGAACAGTCTCCGTTCGTGGACTCGTGAGAGCCAACCCCTCATCTTGTTGAGGAGATTATATGAGTATTTTTGATGGTTTATTTCGCCGAAAGAAAAAAAGTAAAGATGCATATCGAGAAATTCCACCAGAAGAAGCGATTGAATTGGATGGTGTTGATGAATCGTGGAGAGAACCATTAAAAATATCTCAAGATAAAATCCCTCCTTATTCGGGCATTGGATATATTCAATCTCCATATACGGATTTCTATACGAAACGATGGGGAATCAAACCCATCGAAGATTTGGGCAAGTATAGGGATATTGTGAGGAATGATCCGTGGGTTCAATCGAGTATTGCCGTTCAGATTCATTTGGGTCTACAAAAAGGATATGAATGGGAAGTTGATCCAGATCAAAAGAATGGGGAGAAGGTTCTGGATGATACAAACAGATTGTTCTCATTGATAAAAAATGAACTAGATCAACATATCCTTCCGGCCATAATGTCTGATATGATTGTGTATGGGTGCGCATACATTGAACTCGTTTATGGGGCAGAAAAGAAAGAAAGGAAATTGTCCAAAGAATCAAGGAAACAAAATGAATATATCGACATAAACGGAATAAAGCGAAGATGGGAAGGAAAAAAGGAAATTGACATTGAAGATGGTGAAATCCTACTTAACATTAAAGCACTCGACCCATATTATATGAGGGTTCGAAACGATAGTTTGGGAAATGTTTATGGATATTTACAAGTTTTGAGTTTCCCTCCTATTGCGTTCACTTGTGATAAGATTGTTCAATTTCGATGGATGCCGAGAACCTTGAGCCATGAATCAGCATATGGCACGAGTGATTTAATGTCAATGGTTCGCACAGCGGAATTGATACGGGCATGTGAAAATAATCTATATATTGGCTCACATACAATCGTTAGACCTCCTGTCATTTTCAAGGCAATGTCTGGAGATACTCGTCCTCTATCTGATCCAGAATGGGAACGGGTTAAGGGAGCGAACGAATCTCGAAGGGCAGGGGATGATATTTATGCAATGGGAACGGATGTTCAACCCCAGGCGGAGCCAGGAGTGGCTATGAATGCGATGATTGAGTTCTATAAATTATTACGGGAGGACCGAATTGTGGCGATGGGTGTCCCACGGAATATCATGGGCATTCCTGAAGGAAGTTCGCACACAACAGCCGCAGTAAATTGGGATTCGTTCATTGTAAAGTTGCACGGACTTCAGCAGAGAATCGGAATCTATATTTTGCATAAGATTGTTTATCCAGGATTAATTCGAATGGGGTGGAATCGAGAAGATTTGGAAGAATCAGGTTTACACATGGAATGGAATGATTTAGCGATACAAGATGAAAATATGGATACCAATAGAGCCATAAACGAGTTTAAGGCATTTGGAATAACCCTGAACGAATTTCGCAAAATGATACATCTCGAAGATGTCGATGAAGAAAAAGGAGACAAATTTTTATTTGAGTTGAATCCACAGGACATGGATGGAGGCATGGGAGGAATGGGTGATTCAGAAGAAGTTCGAGACCCGATGAGAACTAAACGGGCGGGAATCACATCAATGGGATTATCGAAGATTCAGCAACCGGAATTGATGAAAAAGGTGGTGGAAACCCCCGCTCCTGCGTGGGATCCCTATGAAGATATGTTCGAGAAAATGATGGGCAATTGGGACGAGAAGAAGGCCTCAGATATTCCAGATAGTGAGATAACTAAATGGGTGACAATTAAGGGCAGAAAAGTACCAATTGGTGAAGATGGAGAGATTCATAAGGACTATAATATGAAAGAAGAAAAACAAGAAGATAAGAAAGAAATAAAGGATATTATAAATAATTTTATGTCCGAGATGGAAGAAAAATATGATGAATTGAAATTAGAAATATACATTACAAAAGATAAATTAAATTTATCACGAATATCATTACCAAAAAATCAACGAGGAAGGGGAATAGGAGGAAAGGTGATGAAAAAATTAATTGATTTGGCAGATAAAGAAAAAAAAATAATAACATTAACTCCCTCCTCTGATTATGGGGGGACAGTATCAAGATTAAAGAAGTTTTACAAAACATTTGGATTTGTGGAGAACAAGGGGAGAAATAAGGATTTTGGGATAAAAGAAGATATGTATAGGGAATCAAAATAAATATATCTAAAAATAAAAGTTGAAGAAAATGACAGTTGATCTTTTTGTTGTATCTGCTATTTCTGCCGGAGTGGATCGGGTTAAGTCAGTTGTCGGCCCCGCCACGATAACAACTCCTATGCATGTGGATGTTGATGCCACGGAAACACGTAGAAGGAAGGTTCAGGAATGGGTTATCTCAAATGTTCATCACATAAAAACCGTTCCTTCATCAAAGGAAAGAGCAGTAAGATTATTGATGTCAAAGGGCATAAATGAAGGATGGTCAAAACCCAAAATAATTGAACAGTTAAAAACACAATTTGGGGTATCGCCAGGAAATGCGAAAAGAATGGTGATAACAGAAGTTCGGAGAGCATATCAGTGGGCATTCAGGAAAACGGCATATATGAATGGTTATCGCAATGTAAAATTCCGAATACATCCTGGAGCTTGTAAAAAATGTATACCTTTAAATGGTCGGATATTTCCCATCACAGATGACCCTATTCCCGTTCATCCCAATTGTAGATGTTGGTTGGAATTGGTGAACATTGGATATATATCCCCCGTTCCGAAAAAGTTGGTTTCCGTTCCCAAATTTGATATATTTGACAAAACACTCCAACGAAATATGGAGCAATTGATAAGAGATATTATTCAAAATTTTGAGTTGATTCCTCCACCACAAGAAAAAATATAGAGATAAATTTTAAATATGATACATTACAATATATCATTATCCTTAGGGATAACGGAGACATTTGAATAAATTCATTTTTGTTCTATATATTCAGGTGTCTCTATGTCGAAGGAAAAAATAGCTATAATACCAAGTTGGAGAGTTCCATTCGAATCATCGGAAAAAACCTCTTTCTCTGAAATATGGGATGAGAACGATGAAACATATCCTTTTGTTGCACGGATAATTGATACAACTGTGAATGCGAATCGTTGGGCAATTCCAGAAACGGAAATCGATAAAATCATTGAACAGATTGCTGGAACACAGTTAAGGATTGACCACTCCAAAAATAAAGTTAGAGAAATAATCGGAGGATTTACTTCCGCAAAAAGAGATGGGAAATCTATAATTGCCACGGGATTTATTTCTGATAGATATGTGGCGAAATTGATTCATGATGGGGCAGTTACTGATTTTTCTGTTTCAGCAGTTCCCAAACATTCCGAATGTTCGGTATGTGGAAAATCTGCCGACAATGGAAAGAATTGTAAGTGCAAGAATGCCCATCAAATAATCAAGGATGTCAATCTAAAAGAGGTATCTATTGTTACGGATGGGGCTTACGATAATGCCAAAATTATCCCATTCTCTGCATCATTTGATGAATATTACGAGAAAAAATCTTATGAATCGAAATGTAAAATTTCGGAGGAGATTAAAGTGTCTGAAAAAGATGAAAAAGAAAAAGATGAAAACGAAGATTATGCCGCACTGAAAAAGAAATATGCACAGGTGAAGGCCGAGCTTGATGAGTATCGAGAGAAACTCAAGAAAGGAGAGGACGAAAAAGAGAAGAAAGAAGATAAGAAAGAGGCGGAGGATGATGATGATGAGGAAGAGGAGGAGGAAGCCAAAAAATCATCAATTGATTCTCTAAAACGGGAGAACTCCCAGCTCAAAGAAGCATTGAGCAAAGTCCCCCCGCCTTCACAGGGGCATGTAAATCCTTCAGATGAGGCAACAGGAAGCATTGATCGAGTCACAAAAGAATGGTATGCGTGGCTCGAAGAAAAAGGATATGACATGCGAGAGTATAGCGCATGGAGAGGTGATTAAAAATGGTTCAAGCAGGAAACCTTTACGAGCAATCCGGATATAACTGTGCGAGTGGTCCGGTGGACATAAACCCGCAAAATAGACATGCATTCGCTCGACCGGATGAAAATTATGTTGCGGTGGGACTGACAGCGGGATTAATTGTTGCTCGTTCGGCGGTCGTTCTGAATCAAATTGCATTGGCTGGAAATGCCGATGCCGAATGGAGAGGAGTTTTAATCGAAGATCAACTTCTCCAAGCAAACGGGATATATAACAGGGATCGTCCCTTGACATATACCACAGATGGACAAATTAGATGTTTGGCAGGGGAAGCCCTTGCGGATGACACATTGGTTTGTTCAGATGCAACAGGCAGATTGAGACCGTGGGTTGTGGGAGTGGATGCGGCTATGTCCTTGATGGGCAGAACGAAATCATCTTGCACGGCGGCAGGGGAATGGGTTGAAATGGTCTTGAATGAGGGAGGCTGATTGAGATGCCAATAACACCGAACAACACAGGGACATGGGACAACAATGCCATAAAATTCCCTGAACTTACACAGAAGATCGTCGAGACCCCTATGGATGGGTTTGACATGAGAACATTACTTCAATATCACAGGGCGAAATCCGATCGTGTGATTGTTCCAATCGAGGAAGCGTGTTCTACGGCAGTCGTGGATAGAGTAGGTCAGGGAGCCGAAATACCCTTGATGTTCTCACCCATCGAAGGCCAAGAAATCGTCACCTATAAAATTGGTCGGGGATATATGATCACGCACGAAATGGCACAGTATCAGCAGATACCTGTTATTGAGCATAGACTTAAACGTCTGGCACTTGAGATGAAAAATACTGCCAATATAGATGTGATAACTGCTATTGGTGCGGGTGTTCCTGTAGCAAATATCATCGCCTGTACGGGAACAAGCCTGGGAAACGATGGAACGGTTTTCACGATTGCGGGAACAATCGGACAGTATGACATCACAAACGGAATACGAATTTTGGAGGAGAACTATAAAGGTTTGAAGGAAAAAATTGTATTCTTGGTGAATCCAATAGGAAAACAACAGGTTTCACGATTGCCACATTATTCGTCAAAGAATCAATATGGTAAATCGGCATATATGGATGGAATGAGGGGTTCAATTGAAGGAACACAGGTGATAGTTTCGAATTTGGTTCCAGCAAATACGGCTTTTCTCATTGCCACGGATCCAAAATCATGGAGAACCGGACAATATACCCCCGTCGGATTCTTCATTGAATCCAGACCTCTGGAAGTTCTCAATCGACCCGTTGAACATCGAGATGGATTCCAGGTATTCTCTGTTTGGGAATATGGCGTGGGAATCACATATGGCGAGGGGATTGTGAAACTGACCTTTGGTGGAGCATCGTCATAAATCAAATATTGAATTCTGAATATGGGGGATTTTTATCCCCCATATTTTTATTTTATTTACGATTTTTATGGAGACATAAAATGGTTGTTGTTGTTGGAGACTTAGTAACATTTATGAATGGGTCCGGACCTGTTGGAAATCAATATACTTTTTTCCGAATATATGAAATTCATGAGGATACTGTATCGAGATATTTTGATATGGCAGACCATTGGGCGAATGAACAAATTTCTACAACAACACAAACAAGTAAAGCCAATTTATATGATGATTTAATTTTAACCGAAGGGGCATTGAGATTAACCGAACATATCTATAGTGAGGTCATGGCAACAGGATTTTCGTATTCCACTCTTCAATTTTCAGTTCAAACGGGAACTTTTCCTCAGGTCCTACAATCTCGTTGTGATGCCTACAAAAAACAGAAAGATGAATTGTTGGGGATGTTGAAAAAGAGAATTGATGTATCACAACAAACTCAATGGGATGATAACCCTTATGGAATTGTAGGAGATAATTTCCATCAAACTGCACCTTGGAGGGGAGGGTTATGATTGAAGTTGTCACGGTTTTGACCGCCTTAATCTCTGTTTTGGGGGGAATGATTGCGGGAGGCGGTGGTGGATTGATGATGGTGAAATATCGCTTGGATCAGACAGAAAGATTAAATGTTCAGCAAGAGCAAGAATTACACAAGATCAGAAATTCATTAAGGGTCGTGAATCGTCATACAAGAGATATTTTAACATATCTTCGACATCGAGACCCAGAAAATACATTCTGGATGGAGGGTCTCAAGGATGACGTTAAGAATCCATGAGATATTCCGAGATCGGTTGGAAGTAATTCACACATTCTATAAGGGGAAAACCGTTACTTTGGTTTTTGTGAATGATAGTGGAATTTATACAAATTACGGCGGGTCGGAAAAAGATTTGGAGATAAAAGAAACTGTCAAAGCAATAATATCCCCTGTCAAAAATTCGAAGATTTGGGGGAATATTGCTATAGTTGGAGCCTCGGATTTGGAAGTCGTTATTTGGGAAGCAGATTTAAAACCCGAATTGGTTGAGCAGTTCTTTGTTTTCAATAATTACGATAATATCAAGGTCATAATTGATGAGTTATATTTTAGGGTGATTGAAATTCGCTCACCCGAAGATGTTGATAATGAAGTTCCATATTGGCATATGCTGTTGAGAAAATTGATAACGGAGGTGCTGGCATGATAACAATGAAAGTATCTTCCACGGATTTATCACAATATGCCAAAAAATATCGACAACGACAAAACGAGGCACTTGATCATTTTATAGCATGGTTAAAGGAAGAAATGACAGGAACCTTGGGCGAGATAAAAAGTGAATTTCCCAAAAAATCAGGAAAAACAGCGGAAGGAATAACTTTGGAAGTGGGGCACGGTTATTTTGCTCTTCGGGCGGATTCGATGGTTGTTCTTTATATTGAGCATGGAACTTCTGCTCATGGTCCAGTAACAGCGAAGGCACTCCATTTTTTCATTGATGATAAGGAAATTTTCACTCGATGGGTTCAAGGAATCCAACCGCATAATATCATAAAAAGAGCAAGTCAAAGATTATTTCAACGATTGCAGGAGGCGGTTGGCATATGAATATATCCGTTATCGACGTAGTTAAATCATTGATTGCATATTTGGAATCCAAAGCCGTAGGGGATTCTGATTTGGAAGATCATATTTACACACATCCTCAAGAGGAAAGAACTAATAAATATAAAAAATTTATTGTCTTGGGTTATGAGGTGGATCCTGCGCCCTATGAATTGGGTGATACTCAAACACAAACAATCATCACATTCAATATTATCTTGGGTTTTAGAGATAATACAATGTCGTTATCCGGAACTGAAAAGGAATTGGGTGATACATTTTTTTATGATTATGCGCGATATTTACGAAGTCGAGAATTTCGGGTATATATGGCAGGATTGGGAATTAAAGTTCCTCCCCATCACATTACAAGAGAGTGGCATTTAGACTTTGACCATAATTTAGAAGGATTGAGAAAATATAATATAACTTTAAAACTCTTAACATACATTGAAACATTGGAAGATATACCATGAGGTGAGATAATGGAAGATTCATACGCAGGATGGAATAACTATGTAATCGTTGAACGCACGACAGAATGTCCCGTGGGAACTGTGATAACCGATGATGGAGAATCTGATGGAAATATAGTGTATCGTAATGGAATATATTATTTATCCTCTGCTTTTGCGGCTCCATATGATACATGGATTCCCACTGTTACGGGCTGGCAGATAGATGTGGAAACGGGCGAAATCCGATATTATGCGGCTTCAGGTGTATTGGCTGAATATTTTACACCGATGCAAAGAGCCATCGGGAAAGTTAAAAATATTCGAATAACGAACGAGAGAACAGTTGAGAAAGATCGGGCATTGGGTGAGATTCATGCCGTTGATTTAAAATCACAACAGTTCGATGTTAATTTCGAGATGCCAAAAACTTTCATTGACAAAAGAAAGATTGCGGCCATTTCTCGAACTTCTCCTTTAGAAAATCAGGCAGGATTTGGCGGACCTGGAGTTGTTTCAATCCCAAGAAGGTGGGAACCATATGCACAGAGTTGGTATCTTGTTATAGTTTATCAATGGGATGCAAGTTCGGATTCTGATAATGTAGCAAGAATTTTGATAATGCCGTGTGCCAAATTCTCCAAATATGAAACATCAGCAGAGAACGATAAATTACAGGCAATTTCATTATCCGGAAGTGCCACATATGTATTTTATCTCCCTGATGATTCAGTAAATATTGAGGATTATACACCGACGGGGACTCCGCCATAGGAGGATCCCAAATGGATGATAGTTTATCAGGAACCCAGGCATACCTAATAATTTTTGAGAATAATGACCAATGTCCTGTGAGAAATCCTACAGTTCTTCCAGATGGAACTCCATTCTCAATGAATGGGTTTATTGCCTTTACATCCACAAATCCCTGGCCGTTTAATTCGTTTTCTGCGATTGCCCATAATTGTTTGGGGACTTCGTGGGTTTTAAATGTTGATACAGGAGAATTGCGATATTATCAAATCGATATTGCCCATCCCGACCCTGATGAATATTGGACACCGATGCAGTTGGCAATGGGAAAAACTCAATCCATATCAATAACAGAATCTCATCAATCGATGGCCATAAAAGAACTTGGACAACAATATGCTCATGGGATACCTCATCAAACGGATGATATTCGATTTCAATTGAGCAAAACATTTATCTCAAAAGACAAATTGGATATAAGCACGGATATTGATATTGATGTTGATTCTCCTTTGGGGAATATTATTGGATATGATGGGCATGAATTTATAAATGATTCTTCATTTTTATCATATGTTCAAGTTTTGCGAAAGAATTGGTTTTTTGTCGTTCTATATTATTTATATCACGATAATGATGACGGAAAGATTGCCAAAACGATTATTTTACCATGTGCGAGATTCGATAATATAGAAATAATAAATGAATCATCCAGAATAATCCGATGTAATTTGAGCGGAAAAGCAACCTATATGATTCAATATCCGGCGAAAGAGATCATAACATATGGTCAATCGATTGTGGTTCCTGAAATAGAATGCACTGTTGTTGAGATCGAATGGTGGAATCAAACTCCTGCTGATGCATGGGTGGGACATCATGCCGGACATGGAGGAGTATTTTATACTTGGAAAGGTCAAACATTCACAACGATTGGAGCATTCGAACTTTGTTCGGTGGGGATACAACTTGGAAATTATGTATTAACGTCGGATCATAAACCCCTAATAATTCGATTGTGGGACGCAGTTTCTGGAAATTTATTGGCAAGTTCATTACCAAAGGCATGGGATGAATTGATCGCAAATTCAGAAAACAAATTTTTGTTCCCTGCTTCGATCAATTTATTGGCAACAACACAATATTTTTTCACAATTGAAGATACTGAAGAACCAACCAATCCTTATACCTTTCATATAATAATTGAAGAAGATGAACCAGGTGGATATGCGGGAGGTAATGCATATTATTCCATTGATTTAATATATCCACCAGGTTCTTCCTGGCAAGTGGAAAACGAGGATTTATGGTTCAAAATCTATAAGGTGACATAATGGCAAGGCAAGAAATATGGACGGGTGAGAATTGTTATCTCATAATCGAGAAAAATTCCATGTGCCCATATAGAAAGGGAGGAAATCTGATCGAAGATGGAGCGGGAAATGTTGTAATGCTTAATGGCATTGTATATATTTCATCTTCATTTCTTCCACCATATGATTCATTCACAAATATTGTGGTCGCTTCTCCTGGTCTTATTGCGTGGGTAATAGATATAGACACGGGAGAATTACGATATTATGATGGAATTCAAGCAGATGAAACGGAATATTGGACACCACAACAAAGATCAATCGGAAAAGTCACATCGATGAGCATTGATTATAAACGCCCGATTGAAGTTCATTCAGAAATAGGGTCATGTTATCCATCAGATATTCAGGCAACCGTATATTCCAATGAACTCGATATAAAGAAATGTTTTATTGACAAAAGAAAAATTGTTCCTACCAAAGAAAATAATGTATGGACACAATTCGGATTTTTGGGTAACGGATTAATTGAAGTTCCGGATTACGTGGACGGAAAGGTTCAAGATTATTATTTGGTTATATTGCATATCCGAGATGAAGCAGATGCAAGTGTGAGACAAACAATAATATGTCCTTGCACTAAGTTTTCAGATTTTAGGGAAGATAATGTAACGGATAAAATATTGGAATGCTCGATAAAAGGTGAATCTACATATCTTCGGACCCTTCCATATGATGATAATATTCCAGATTATCCCTTTCATTTACCAGAATGTGCGGAATATCTTCATATTGGAGATGAAGGAGAGGAATATCGATATGTTGGAAGAAAGGTTAATATTGCCATATTCGAGAATTTCTTTCAGGGTCAGGTATTTGAGGTTACAGAATCAATTGATCTTTGTGCAATATATC